TTCTGCACCCCGCCGCCCACGCGCTTCGTCGTATAAAACAGCACGTAAGGCTTCGCCGAATAGGGATCACGCAACACCCTGACCCCGGTGCGATCCACCACCAGATACCCCGCCCGGAAATCCCCGAAGGCGATCGCCATCGCCCCGGCGGCAATATCCGGCATGTCCTCGGCCTCGCTCACCGGAAAGCCCATCAGCGTCGCCGCCTGCCCGGCACTTGCCGGCGGCTGCCACATGTAGCGGCCATCCGCATCCTTCAGCTTGCGCACCGCCGCCTGAGTCTTCCGGTTCATCACGAAATTGGCGTTCTGCCGGTACCCCGCCTTCAGCGCATAGACCGCATCGACGAGCACGTCGGACGCCCCGCTCGAGGCGAAAGCGCCTGCAGCACCGGTCGCGACATAGCCGAGATTGCCCCAGCTCCAGCCGCTGTCGGCCACCGCCGTATAGGCGAGAAAACCCTTCGGCTTGTTGGTGCCGTCGCCGGAAACGAAGGCCGTGCCCTCCTGCTCGGCAAAGACGGTATCGACCTCGCCGGAGATCCAGGCCTCGATATCGACGGCCGCATCGTCGAGCAGCGCCTGCGTCGCCGCCGGCATGGCGTAGAGCTCCATGGTCGGAAAGGTCAGTTCGGCAAGCTGGGCATTGCCCGTCTGCGGTCGCGCCGCCGTTTCGGAGACCCAGCCGGAGGCCATGCCCGAGGTCGAGAACGGCTTCTTCAGCACCGAGCCGGAGACCTGGCGCACCGTCGCCAGCGCCCTGATCGGCGAGACCACCGAGAGACGGCGGCCGATCTCGGTATCGGTCTCCGGCGGCACCAGATAGCCGCCATCCGCGCCCGTCCCCGATGACATCGCCTTAGCCTCGATCTCGCGCAGCCCCGCCTCGTCGCCGCGGCGGATATAGCTTTCGAAGGCCGCCTTGTGTTCGGCATTATCAGAGCCGCCGGCACCGGAGCGCCCCAGCGGCGGACGCGCCTTCTTCAACGCCAGCTGGTCGAGCAGCTTCTTCTGCTCGTCCATGGCGCGGTTGATGCGGTCCATCTTGTCACGGGTGACGACGTCGTCGGTGAACTTCGCCTCGATCTCGCCGAGGCGCCGGTCATTGGTGTCCTTGAAGGCCTCGAAGGCCTCCATGAAATCGTCGAAGGCAGCCGTCATCGTCTCCGGCACCGCCTTGATCTCCGGCGCCGTCTTCGCAGTCAAATCCGTCATATGTCGATCCTATCTGAAGGTTTCGGTCAGCATCACCCTTGCCGCCCGGCGCATGGCGCGGACGAGCTCGGTCTCCTTGTCGCGGAACCACCGCGCATTCTTGATGTTCTGCACCCGCGCCGAAGGCAGCATCGGGAAGGTCACGACGGAGATCTCCCAGAGATCCGCCTCGAGGATCCGCCTGATACCGCTCTTGGCATCGGTGCGCGCCCTGACGGTCCGGAACCCGATCGACAGCCCGTCGAGCGCCCCGTTCCTGATCAGCTGATGCACCTCGCGGGCCCGCGCCACGCCATCGGCGAGCACGCCCTCGACATAGAGCCCGCGACTATCCTCACGGATCGTCTTCCAGGCACCGATCGGCTCGGAAGGATCATGCTGAAACAGCATCCTGACCCCCGCCGCCCCACGTTCCGACAACGACTTGCGAAACGCCCCGCGCTCCACTTGGTCCTTGCCGAGATCGACCTCGCCGAAGACACTCGCATAACCCGAAAACGCCCCCTCCCGCGTCAGCCCGCGCAGTTCCAGATTGGCAAATTTGCGCGTCTGCGCGCCCATGAGCGATGCGGCCATGGTTGATGCTCCTGATTGTGGATGTGAAAATGTTTGGGGGAGCGAATAGCGAATAGCGAATAGCGAATAGCGGCGAATGCCGCTCGCGACGACCGGATCGCAAGCCCAAAAAACTATTCGCTATTCGCTACTCACTATTCGCTCGCCACTGCCGCGCCACCCGCGCCAGAACCCCCAGCACCCACCAGGCGCAGAGGCTGGCAGCAGCCGACCCGGAAAGCATGACCTCGGAAGCAGAAAGACGGTCGGCAATCCCCAGCCGCTCGACGAGCCAGATCCCCGTCGGCCCGCCGAAGATCAGCCCGCAGGAGAGCCCCGAAAAGAACCGGCTCGCCGCCTCCCGCCTGCTCTTCGGCAAAAGATAGATCAGCGACACCGCCGCCCCCGCCGATGCCCCCAGCGCCCGGCTGGCCCAGAGCCCGCCATCATTGGAAAAGTCAGCCATCGTTAAGCCCTCCCGGGTAGAATGCCCGCATCCCAACACGGACGACGCCGCGCAATGCGCGCCGCGGCGACCCGCCCGGCAGACCGGATTTCCCCGAATTGTTTGAATCGCTTGCGCGGGTGACTTCAAAAATCGAGTCAGGCGCTTGAGAGGTTGGGCGAGCTCAGTCGTCCGAGCCAGCCCTCTCGAAATCGTCGTCCTCGTCGAGGACTATGTCCTGATCCTGCTGTCGTCCGTGTCAGATGGAAGCAATGATCGCACTGTCGCCCTCGATGACATAGTCGATATGATAAGGCGCCACCGTATACCGTCTCACGCCCGAGACGGCGGTGATCAGCGGGCCGGCATGAGGGTATTCACCGAGCATCGCCGCAGCCTTGCGGATGGACGCGATTGCTGCGCGCGCAGCCGGCTTGTTGAAGCGCGCGATGTAGGATTGCTCGGATCACAGGAAGAGGATCGCGCGAAGAGCAAAATGAACCTTCATCAGGCGGCATTGTCCTTCGACAGCCGCTTGAGCTCGGCAAAAACCGTATCCGCATCGACGACGCGCCCGGCACGGATGTCGTCCAGCCCGGCGGAAATATCGAGAACGTCTCGACCCTCGGCCTGCAGGTAATATTTCAGCGCCCGCACGATCACCCAACTGCGCGACCGGTCTGTCGCCTTGGCAATGGTCTCGATATCCTTCAGCATGTCCTCAGGCAGGCGCAGGGCGATTGGATCGGAAAGGTTCTGCTTCGGCATGAATGGCATCTCCATTTGTAATACGACGTATAACAAAATCCCCGCCGTCGCTCAATGTTCCTGTCCCAGGACCACATTCCGGAACGTCAGCGAAACCCGCCTCCCGCGCATCCGCTTGATGCCATCCACCATATCCGAAGCCCGCGCCGGTATCTCATGCGTCCAGCCGTAACGCGCCTCGCCTTTCAGCACCAACAGCGAACCAGGCTCTAGCACCACGCTCCTCCGCTCGCCGGTGATAGCGTGGCGAAACACCATCTCGCAGGCCGAAAGCAAACTCAGAGACGCAATCGTCCCGCCAAAGCAAGGCTCGCAGTCGATATGCGCACTGATCCCCTGCCCCGGCAGATATTCATTGGCGATCACCTGATCCGGCAACGCGTCGAACTGCCCGTGCTCCACCAGCCGCCGCGCCAGATCGCCAAGCCATTGCGGCAACGGCCCCAGCCGCGCATCGTTAGTCACCGTGCGGGCACGGTAGTCATAGCGATATCCGAAATGCTGAACCCGCCGCTTCAGCGTCGTGTCCCAATCACCGCCGTCGAGCGCCCGGCAAATCAGGTCCCCATCTGTTGCGGACAGGAAACCTCGCATATAGCTCAGCCTCTCGATATCATCGACAACCACAGCGCCCCCCAGCCTGCAAACCGCCATAGGCTTCACCGCCAAACCGGCGCTGGTCAATACCCCACCGCCTCCCGCTTCTCCTCATCCGTCAAGAACCCCGCCGCCCCGACCCGTGCCCACAGCTCCCCACGCTCCGCCGAAAGCCCCGCCACCTTGTCCAGATCCGGCTCCAGCCGCAGCCCCTCGCCATAAGCGCCACTCAGCCACGCCGAAAGCGATGCCGCCGTCCGCGTCAGCATCGGCAGCACCGTGAGGCGGTAGAAAGCCCGGTTGGCCTCCTGATAGTTGGCAAAGGTATTGTCGCCGGGAATGCCGAGCAGCATCGGCGGCACACCGAAGGCGAGCGCGATGTCGCGGGCGGCGCCATTGCGCGCCTCGACGAAATCCATGTCCTTCGGCGACAGGCCCATCGCCTTCCAGTCGAGCCCGCCTTCAAGCAACAGCGGCCGCCCGGCGCGCATCGGCCCGGAATAGCCGTCGTCCAGCTCCTGGCGCAGCCGCTCATATTGATCGGGCGAAAGATTGCCGCCCTCCTTCGGCTGGTAGACCAGCGCGCCGGAAGGACGCGCCGAATTGTCGAGCAGCGCCTTGTTCCAGCTCGCCGCCGCATTGGAAAGATCGAGCGCCACCTGTGCAGCCGCCAGCGGCGGAAAGCCTAAGTGATCGTCGAGCGGATGAAAGAGCTTCAGGTGCAGCAGCGCCATGCCCTCGGCCTCCGCCGCAAAGCGCCTGACGGCGCCGCCGGCGCGATAATCGTAAGCCTCCGGCCACCCGTCCCGCCCCTCGACGACGCTGATCCTGTCGGGTCTCAGCAGATGCAGCTCGCGCAGCGCCGCCCCTAGCATGACCGGCTCGATATAGGCATTGCCCGAGAGCAGCAGATGCCCATAGAGCGCCTCGAAGAAATCGGGCCCGCCCATCCGCCCGTTCGGCTGGCGCAGCAGCGCTGCCGCCGGATGTTCCGGCCGCTCCCGCTCGCCCTCA